TTCCACTCAAACGTTATCGCATATTGCAAATGGTCTTTGGTGTATCCCTGTTTTTCTGTAGTGGAATTTGCGCCGTCCGATTTGTCGGACAAAGTAGTTTCTTTTTCTCTTATTAAAGAGTTCTTCTTAAAGGGTTCTTCTTTGGTATCATCTCGTGGTAGGGGGCTATTATTCTGCGGTAGGGGGCTATTATTCTGCGGTAGGGTCTGGAAGTGCGAAACATTACGTGGCATTAGGTCGCACACCACGACATCAGGGGGCTGGTTGATATTACCTCCCTCATCTGGCTTTTGAGTTACCTTTATGTATCCAAGTTCCTCTAACTCTTTCCGCGTGGATGTAATTTTGCTTTTACCCATATGAGTTTCTTTTGCCAGCGTCGCCAATGATTTGAATGTTGTGCCACCGTCCCCACATGTCCGCTTGTAATTAGCGTAGAGGGCTAATTGATGTGGTTTTAGCTCAAGCAATGCGATATTCTCGATCATTGTAAAATACTTATTGCCTGACTCAGATGATATGTTCTGTCCGTCTTGTTTCTTACTCATGATAAAATGACTCCTATTCTTTTTGCGTAGGTTGTGCTTGAGGGGCTTCAATTGGTTCACTCTCAACAATATCACGTACCATGACAATATCCAGCGCAAAGTCGTATTTTTCTGGGAGCATATGTATACAAAAAAGTCGCCATCCGTCTTTTGCAAGTTCTTTTGCAACGTCGATATCGTCAACATTCTCAATCTCTTGTGTTTGCTTACTCATAACTCTATAACTCCTATCCTGTGGTGGTTGATTCGAGGGGTCGCTTATGGTATGCTAGTGGTAGACACCGTTAACGGTCTGTTTACGACTCCTCAGCCCTTCTGTTCTCAATAAACAGTGGGCTTTTCTCTTTAGATACACTCTAAGTGTAACCGAGATGACCCCACTGTGCAAGAAACTAATGGCGTTAGTCTTGCTTATGGTCGGTATCCTCTGTATCTTCAATCAATCCCGTAGACCAAGCATACCCCTTCCCGTCTGGGGTTTTACATGCGTAACACCAATTTGCCAGATGTCCCAATGCCAAACCGTCAAAGGTTGTGCCTTCACATCCGTCTATATTCTTACTACCACATTTGGGGCAAACTGTTGGGTAAATATACTTTGGGAACGTCATAATGTTTTCCTATTCTATTCTATTGTCCGTAGGTTGCGTTGTGGGTGGGGTTTTGATATACTTGGAGGCAGATGAACAGTTAACTGTTTTTGCCCCACCCATCCTTGACTCGCTTGTTACTTGTCAGGGATTCACTTTTTTATATAGACATCTACCGCGTGTTACATGTTGTGCATAGGCTACCTCTCTACTAAATATGAATCTCAAAATGGTTTTTCTCTTTAGATACACTCTAATTGTATACGAGATGACCCCACTGTGCAAGACACTAATACATTGACTTTAGATGACAGGCTCAATCAATATGTGTTAACTCACTGAATTTATATGGATAGGCGTAACTATCGTCTAACATCGCGTGTTCTTCACCAATTAATTCGGTGACATGATACGGTACACGGGATGAGTGACTGTTGATAGTTACATAATCCCCAACTTTGAATACATGCTCGTCAGCATCGTATTGATCTTGGATGGCTATGTTTAGATTCCGTGCATTGATTTCGTTACTCATGACACCATCCCCCTAAAACTAATTTCGTAATTGCAACGTCTGCAAACCAGTGCCGTTCCTTGCCTTCCAGCTAATGCCATCGGTTGGATGTTATTGACATACTCAATTTTCATATGCCCCTCAATCCAACCATCACAACAGCGGCAATAATAGAAAATACGAAACGATAATTCAACTAGGTCTATTCCCTCAGCCGTTTTCTCTCTATTCCATTGGTGAATCTGAAAATTCCCCATTGGCAAGTCTTGCAAAACCTCTATGGCTTGGTCGGCATATTTCTGTAGGTAACTAAATGGATGATTCATAACATTCTCCTATTCTGTTGGGGTATGTTTAGTCTAGCAACTCATGGTTGTTAATCATTGCTATCTCATCAAGGATAGCGTCTCGCTTTTGTTCCAACGGGACCATTTGATTACAATAGTCGCAAAACGTTCCCCCTAATGCAAAATGGTGATTGACCGCTGAGATACGTTTGTCCATCAGGTTTAGTTTTGACTTTAGTAATTTTAGCGTTTCTTGCTTACTCATGATTGTTCCTCAATCTCGTAGAATTTAATTCTATATGTTTTCCATCTTTCCAGCGGTTCGGCTAATACTGATAGCTCGATTTGTGGATAAGAACCGTCTTTGTTTGTCTTGTACCCATCACATTCAAAGACCTTAACCCATTTCGTTTTCGGCTCATTCCCGCGTATCGTTACGGCAATATAGCGACGTAACTCCTTAACCGTCATAAGATTAGCGGATGCGTGTTTAATCGCGTCTATGGCGACTGTAAACCCAAACTCAGGGTCATTTACAATAGGTGCTAGAGCTTTTAAGTGTGAATATTTTATCCACTCGTAGTCTGCCAGTAAATCCCAACGAATATCTGATTCCCATATTGCCGATATGCGGGCATAACTTTCTAGCGTGGCAACTTGCACCCCAACCATTTTAGCGAGTCGTTCTATGTGGTCACTCTCACCGCCTACCAAATTAATGACATCACCGATGAGCCACTGCCCCATTTCCGCCTGAGACAATAACCGCTCTATCACATTCTCGATTGCTTCTGGTTGGAAGTCGCCCGCGGATTTGATTTGTGTCATGATGTCGGTGTAATGTGTGGGCGCGTTACTCATTCGACTTCCTCTATCTCTATTGTGACTTGAAGTGTTCGCTCACCATCAGTGAGTTTAAATTTTGTGTTTTTAACTGGCACATCTACGAGTGAATCAAATAGATACTGGCTATCGAGCATGACAGTCCGCTCTAATAGGCTCACCGCACGAATAGCTAACAAATCGTATACCCTCAGCTGACCATACAATGAGACACCAGTTTTTTCTTCTGTAATGTGTGTCATGAGTTTTTCTTCTCCTCTACCACTTTCAAGACTATCTCCCGGATTTCTTTTTCATATTCGCCACAATATAGTAAGTCATACATTCAATGCTCCTCACATTACTTTGATGATAAATTTTAAGGTTGGAAATTTGTACTTGAACAGCTTTATCCGTAACCGTCCTGCAGGTGGAATGAAGGCTGTATTAGATCGTTTAGCACGGTTGTTTCGCCCTTTAACGTCCTCAACTATCACATCACCATTAGCTAAGTCGGTGTACTGGAAATCAGCCGTGTACGTAATGGCGCGAATCGTTTTGCCGTGATGCTTGAATGACGGCTGTAACTCAAATTTAGGGTGACATACCAAATGTGATATGTCCCCAGACTGCTCCATAGACAACAATTGTAAATAGCGGTGTCCCTCAATCTGAGAATCAAAGCTGATATCGTTGAATGTTACTTTTCGTCCTCTACTCATAACGGTGGTTTCGCTTCCTTATCTTTGCGGTTCATCAGATTAGCCGTCACAACTTTGAACCCATCGTTTACGGGGTCAGTCCCAAATTCATCCGTATACAGTTTCATTGTATTTACAAGATGTTGATAATTCGGATAGTATTTCTCAGATCGTAATGCCGGGTCTGCCCCTAACTTTTTGAGTAATTCCGTTTTCGCTTTGACTTCGTTATTGAGCGCGACCTGCTCATCGGTGAGTTGCGGTTGGGGGGCTGGCTCATGTTTAGGCTCAAAGTCTGGGCGGCTGACGTTAGGTTGGTTACTGCTAGGTGCGTCAATCTTCGGGTCATCGCTTGATGTCAACATAAAGGTTCTCATCAAAAAATACTTGTGGGCATAGGTAGACGCGGCTCCGATACACTTATCTATTGTCATCATACCGTTAGGTTTAGGCACGATTTGATACCACGTCGATTCAATTCGTTCCCCACTATCGGTATCAACTAGAATGAATATAAAGCTAACCCAGTTTTGATCGTCCTGCATGTAATGCCTATCGAATTGAGTGAGGCATACCAACCCATTTTCTGCCATTGCGGTTCGTACTGAGGCATAAACATCATCGGAGGTATATCCCTGTTTGCCTTTAGATATTTTCTGAGTCGCATCATGTAAAATTACTTTAGCAATCTTTTGGTAGATACTTGACTCTGTCATGTCTTATCCCCTTCCTGATACCATTGACTAGTGTCTACATTATAAAACCACCCGACTTCTCGGGCGCGGTCTTTAAAGAAGCTCTTTGAATTGGCTTGTAATGGATGAAGACCGATAGCATCCAATAACTTGCCCCACTTCGTATATCTGATTAACGTCTCAACCGCCTCTTGATGCGTTTGGTCAGTTTGTGCCAGATACAATTTCCAACGCAACTTGTTTGATTTTGCCATATTCCCTCTTGCAAATTTAATTAAATTCATTATACTATAGACATGGTATAATGTAAATAGCTAATTTAGGAGACTGAGATGACTCAACCAACGCGCGAACCTGAGTATATCAACAAGACCTTTCACATTAACGTTTGGGATAAGGGACGGCAGGTAATGCCAACCTTCTATCTGGAACATATGGGGAATGACGACGAATATGCGCTAACACGGGCGTGGTGCGAATTAAAACAACAGATGGAAGCAAAGCACAACTTCAAACCCGAGCAAGAATGCCGTATCTATGACCCGCAGAAGGTGCTAGAGCGAGATAGCATAGAGGGTATCCATTATGAGATTATCGACAAGCCGTTGTATTGTAAGCTGAATGATCTTGAAGTCGGTGATGTGTTTCCAGATTGGCGATGGGTAGAGTACGAAACAGTATCCGATGGTAAAACATTCACATGCCGAACCCGCCAAGCCTATCGACACGTAATTGAGGAAGGGGACCCCTTATTAGGAAGGCATACCTTGGGATATTTTCGGTTTAATTTAGTCGGCGGTAAAAAATTTGACGCTTGGAAGCTACAGAAGGAAGCTGTTGCACAGTACAATAATTTGACGAACCAATGGTTATGTAAAGGATAAAACGTAATGGATACTAATAAGTTTGTCCAAGATAGACTCGCCGAAATTGCCAAATTAACCCAGCCCGAATTGAAAGCCTTTATCAAACAGCTATGTATGGAAATGGCATTCTCCACTGATGAGCGATATGCGACCTATACATTGATGCTGTGGGTAGCAATAGACGAACAGATTGAACGTATTTGCAATGGTAGTTATAAGGGGAAAGTATAATGACAGAACAAATCGAATTGACCGACGATATGCAAGTGATCTTCAACAAAGAAATTCACAAAGCACTGCAAGCACTGTTTGCGCTCAAACAAACCATGCCCCAAAGCGAGACCCTAGAGGGCGGTAAGCTGGACATCGCGACTAAGGCATGTTACGCGCTTCGTGATCAATATGACACAATTCCATTTTAGGGGGGGATATGGGTGAACAACATCTTATTGACGAAATCATGAAATTGAAGTATCCCGCATGGGTAACAGGGATGACGGGTGATGAATTCCACGAAGCACGTATCGCAACAAAGGGAAAACGTCTGCGATTAATTAAGACGCTCACAGGGTTGACAAAAGCGGAGCTACGAACAGCCTCACAACTATTGATAGTCTCCAGATTCCATTGTGAATTTGGGATTATCGCTTATAACAAAGAGAGTAAAAATAGGCAGACTATTCGCCCTTCTCTTAAACAATGCCAAAGATTGGAAATGAAGGGTTACTTGACGCGGGGCGAGAAGTTTTTCAGTGTTGGTGATTTGTTTGAGAAGATATCTCCTCGATACTACTGGTTATTAGATGCGCGACTAATTAAATGGCGTGAGGTTATTGACCATTGGGGATGGTATAAATAATTCTACACTACCCACAACAATCGGAATAAGCTAATTAAACTATACGAGGAGACGACAGCATGACTAACTATATGGAACTACAACGCCTGATAGAAGAATTCGACAATGAAATTGCATTCACTCAGGAGTTTCTAGCAGGGCTACTTGAGAAATATCCCGAGATTGGGGAAATTCAAGAAGCCTTAACATCCTCACAGAAAACACGGGCGGACATCATAGCCCAAGGCAAGGCTCTTGCTAAAGCCGATTACGAGAAGGATCCCACCTCTAAAAAGTTCGGAGTGTATTGGGGTGTGCAAGATCGTAAGAAATGGTCTATCGCGAATAACGTTTTAGATGGGATTACCGCATTCGGGACGTTATTAATAGATAAAAGTGATTGGAAGTCACGCGGTCTACTTGATGAGGCTATCACATTCACCCCTGCAAAAATCGCCAAACTTGCTAAAGAATACGGTGAGTTGACTGAGTTCCCATTTACCGCAACCCAAACCATCGTTACCACATTCTCAGAGAAAGACTGGGGCAAACGATACGAAGATACTGAAGACTAGGAGGATAAGTACATGACCGTCACACAACGCGATTACTACATGGATGATGTTACGTTTGAGCGTATTGTGGTTACTCATTACAGTGATGACAGCCAAAATGATCGCACTGATAAGGAGAGACTGTGATGAAGGGAATTGTTCGTGACTACGGTTTAATCGGGTACATCGTTCTTTTGACCCTAGCGACAGTAATTGTGATTGCTTTAATCGCAATGGCGGGCGGGGATTGGGGTGAAACAGCCTATGAATATGAGCGTTTTCAAGCATGTATCGAGAAGGAATACGACAGAGACTTCTGTCTGACATTGGCTGGCTAACCAACCTAAAAGGGTGTCCTGAGATGGATACCTTTTTTTATGCCATCGAGTATTCCTCAAGCGTCACAATATTATAGTTCGCGTCAATCAATTCACCCAATAACGCCCGTGCCGATGATTCGCGGTGTGCTAGTATGGCAAACGTGGTTAAGACGCGGTATAGGGGGCTATAGTCATTGTCAATGGTTACGACATAGAGATGCTTCGTCATCAGATAAACCCTTGCGTGATGAAAGAAGCCCTCGATGTCAGTTATGCCACCCAATGTCAGATAGCTATGGATCGGTGTAATTGTAATCATAGTGTCTCCACCCACGCGAAGTAAGCGTTAATTCGTTTCAGTATTTCAACTGATATGCCATATATCACCATTCAATGTCAATTTACGCGCATAATACAATTCTGAATCTGGTTCAATAGGTAATAAGAACCCTTGAGATGTTGCTGTTTCGACATGTCGATACGGCTTTATAGACTCCAGATAAATGAGTAGCCGTTTGCTAAAGATATAAAAGCCGTCATAGTCACCAATCAAGAATAGCCATGTATTATCTATTCGGTTGATACCACTGGGTATATAGTTCCTGTTTCGTGCGTTCGTTTTTTCCGCCATTTCGATATAGAAATTTTGAGTGTCTCTAAATCGTTGGTCGTATTTAATTTCTATTCCCTGCAGATTTTCGCCAACAGTGATTTGATACGTCTGCGAGAAGTTGGGGATGATCGAAAGCGCACACTGTTGAAACAATATCTTCGCGATAAAGTCCTGATACTCTTCCCCTAATTTCAACATACGGTTATAGTATTCGGTTTTACCGTTCATTTGCTTCATTGCCCCATATATCCCAATTGCTGATTGGATCACCACGCCTGAATAATTCTATCCTATTCCCATGTGGATATATATCATCAATGATATGTCTAAATAACTCAGGTTTTACACTATGCGCGGTTCGTGGTGACTCTTGAACGCTATCATATAATTTTCGGTTGTCAGGTGTGCAACTGCCCCGTGTACATATCAAAAGCAATTCATGGCGAACCGATACATAATTACCAACATTGTGCTTGACTTTATCCCATATCATTGAAGTTTTATACTTGAAGCCCCACGCATCTATGAGCTCAAAGCACTCTGCCAGCAATGGGGAAGTTACCCATAAAAACAAAACCGCGTTATCATTCGCTAAGTCTCTGACAGGCAATTCGCATAACTCGGATATACTCATACTCGGATAATGCGCTCCTAACGTTACCGTGTGAACATCGCCAAGCGTTGTATGCTGTTCCTCGTTATATTTCCACGGTGGGTCAGCGTAGATAATACGATATTTTTTAGACTCGACATCTAAATTATCTATGTGTGTCTCAAGTTGCTTGGCTCGCACTTCTTTCTTTTCATCACGTTGCACCTGCTGATACACCTGATTAATGCTCACCTCACCACGTCTCAATTGTTCCTTTGTATCATCGTCAGCTTTCGCTTTAATTGTTTTTGCTTTGTGTAAAGTCCCTTTAGATACCCCTGCAATTTTTGCTGTTTCTTTACGAGTGTCGATGATCCCCGCCTTTGCCAATGTTGGCAAAGGCCGGGGATCATTTCCGCCCGTGCTAGTCACTAAATTCTCTTTAGCCTTAGCCTGAAATATCCCCTCCATCAGCAAGGCTAATTCTGAGCGTTGATAGGCGTTTAGGTTACGTCGTGAGAATTGGTTTCGTATCATCCACAGCTTCACTGCGTCACGGTCTGCAAAGTCGTATAATACTGTCTCAAATGGGATATTATGCGCGGAGCATATGGTATAACGGTTGTGCCCGTCTATCAATATGTCATTCCATAATACTAACGAGTCTCGACAGCCGTCAGCAATAAGGCTCGCTTCTAAAATAGCGCGTTCCTCTTCGGACAATGGCGGTAATAAGTCTCTAAATTCATTATCAATTTGTATCATCGTACCCTCCTGTGGTATACTTATCTCATCAAGTCTAATTATCTTGATGGAAAGTTTTCAACTTATCGCCTCGGTAACTCGGGGCGTTTTGCTTTTTGCGATACCTTATTATACCACGGTTTGCCTCATTGTGCAGTTCTGTGCTATACTAAGTTTATTCATGCAGTCCTCCTTGTTTTAGAATCGCCTCGGTAACTCGGGGCGTTTTCTATTTATAGCCTAACTCAAAAAAGAGCCACCCCACACATCCTAGGAGCGACTCTTTTTGATAAGATACTTAGTTCTATGTTAGTTTATGCGATTGACGATCATCTGTCAAGTTGCTGGGGATGGTGTCACGGCTCAACCCATGTAACAGGTCCACCGCTAGTCAATTGGGAGGCGTAACTTTGGTTACGGTATCGGCACGATAGCTATTAATTAGGCGCGCCAGTCCCACCAAGCTATCATCCAGCTTCGTCTTTGTTTTCTTTGCCAGACTATCCAACAGGTCAATCACGTGGTTCGCTTCTTTCACGGTCACATGTCGCTCAACCTTCAAGCCCGCAATGATAACAACTAATAGGTAAATCACCTGCATGATCTTGTCAAAGTTTTCAATTACACCGCTATAATCAGTCATACCGTTACGCTCCTATTATTCTATTTTATCTTTTTGCTTGGATTGTATCATCGCAATATGGATGAGCGTTAAGTTCAACCGTTTTTGGAATGCTTTCCGCTCGCTAGCCGTGGCACTATCCCATTGTTGTTTTATCCACTGCTGTTGTTTTCTCAACCGTCGATAGGCTTGCAACTCTTCCCCATTTGTATTCGGTTGTATCATTGCCATCGTTACACCTCGCTGACTGTAATTGTTATTGACCCACTGGCATAATTACCCAACCGACGATAAATGAATATCTCATATACACCCGCAACCGGACTCGCTAATGTCAAATCAGCCACCCCAGCCGACACCGCGTCTGTGCCAGAAGCATACTCAACACCATCCAGCAAGACGATATACCCAACATCCGAATCACTAGCAATCAGCACATCATTGCAACTCACAACTGGGTCAGCATCGCCTTCTGCCATCGCGGTTTTATCTGCCGTCACCACTAGCGTATCAAATGCGTCCATAATATCCGTTGTCAATCCCTGATCCACTGTATCATCGGGTAGATGAACAATTGTCCCGTATCCACCCGTAGACACACCCAATACCGCGGGAATACCAACTCGAATAATGCGGTCAAACACCAATGAATTTAATCGAGTCTTCTGTTCAATATTAATCATTTAAAGCTCCTGTACCCAGAATTGTGGATGAACATCTGCATTAGTTGTCCCTGATCCCGCGAATAGCGTGCATGTTGTAGACCCCCCGTTATTAAACGAACGCCATCTCAATTTAAATACATGTACCCCTGCGGATAATCCCGTAATTAGAACAACAAATGTCACTGGCGATTGATGTGAAGATGAACCAAAAGTCCCGCCCATCGTTATTCCGTCATCAGCAAAATAATCAACACTATCCACCGCAACATTAAAACTGGGTCCCTCTGATGTCGTTCTGTGGGTAGATGTTAATCCGTTGAATCCGACCAACACATTACCGCCGTTTGTAGTAATGGTTAATGCAAAGTTCGTAGCATCTACATCAACAAAAGACTGTGTAGTCGTAGTATAATCGCTTGATTCATCAGCAGTGTGTTCCGCGTTGTTCTCCATCCGAGTCATTAGAAAATCCTGATTATCCCGAATATAGGTATTTAAGTCCGTCGAAGTTAACGGCTCACTTGCCCATGTCTTAGGCGTTGTCCATGCCATATAATATTCTCCTAATATCCGATAATGTCTTCACTATCAATTGAACTACTATCTATAATCACGTAAGGGGTGGTATCATTTGAGCGTAGATACCATGTAATGCTATACCGATCATAGGCAATGTCATATTGATGGAACTCCCCCAACACCACATATTCGGTATTGTGAACTGACCATGAGTCCTCAATATTGATAACATCGCCAATCGTGATCCCCATCACATCAATAAAATTATCATCCGTGACAATCACCGTCACCGACTCTATCACCCGGCGCATCGTCTTATGGCGTAAAACCAGAAAATCGACGACACTCTGAGCAAAATCCCCATCGGTGATATAGTCACCCCGCAAATCAGGCAAGGGAAGCCAATTGTAGGTAATCATGCTTGTACCATTTTGTGCTGTGGCTATTTCGGGTTGATATGTTGTAATGGGAACACCCCGAACTTTTGCCCGTTCGATTGTCACATTGCCACCTGTACTGTTATTAAAGAAGAGCGTCCCACCTGATGCGTTTAAATCAGCCGATTTATACACTTGTGTCGTTATATTTACACTATTCGCATCCTCAACTAAAATATCAGTCGTTACCAATGGTTCAACGACCGTCAAGGCTGTGATTTTTGTAGCTGGGTTATCGGGGTCTGTATACCGAATTCCCAATTCTTTTTTTCTTCCATTTGCAATTGTAATCGGCACACCGTCAGACGAAAACAGCAACGCATCAGAATCCCCTATGCTACGAGGTGAATAGTGCAACCGCGCTTCATTATAGACAGGCGTAGATACAGGTGGCGCACTCACATAATCCCCACCTGATAGCGATAATGCCACCGTCTGTAACCTGTCATGATACCGATTATGAAAATGAAACTTAACATCACGCGGTTGATAGAAGAATCGACCAAACGCCTCAGCCATGCACATCCCAGCAATGAACAGTTGTGCCTTCTGAACACTCAAACCCTTACGATCCTCATGTAAAACATCCCCAACATAAGCTAATGTGCTGTACCCCGTCTCGAAGTCAATTAACCCACTTACATCCGTTGACGGGTCGAATATATTAACCGTGCTATCTATATCATGACCATCAATGAAGAAAAAACCCGAGGTATACGGCAATACTAAATGCCCAGTTCCCATCATCGTTGTCAGTGCCACATCAGCCGTAACTGACTCAGCTACATCAGGCTCATAATTCAGCCGTTGCACCCGTGGCATCGCGCAGACACACGAAATTACAACGACTTGTTGACCAAATTCACCGAGAGCTTCTTTGATCGACTTCGCAAAATAGGTGAAGTTATACGACAACCCATTATCCGACACGGTGATCCGAACCATAATTCCGCTATGGATCAAGTTATAAAATTGTGCCGTTGTATTCTCAAATGCCAATTGCCCGTCTTTATTATCCAATACGAGTTGCATCTGGTTCACAGGGGCAACATGTGCCGCGACATTGCTTTCTACTTGCCCGACATTTGTCCAGCCTGACGTAAATGCCCATGAATCGCGGACGCGCGCGGTCACATCGGAGAGTGGATGACTAAATAGCTCATCACGGTTTAAGTCAATCAATACCTGAATATTCATTATTCGGGTTGTGACCCCCCGTTATTATTGACAATCTCAGTCATATCGTCCTGCAATAGTTTTTTAGCTTCTGGACTATCATAGACCAACTTCACTCTGATATTAATCTGCCCGCTGTAATCTTTTCCTGCCACTTCATCCAGCATCCCACCTAATTCGTCGGTTAACTCAATCCCATCGTAAACGGTTGAGTTAAACCGATCCATACTCATCACATCAAGGTTCCCGCTAATTGTTTGGACGGAAGTGTCCATCTCGGTAAGGATCCCTTGAGAATCACTAAGCGTTTGCGTAAGGTCTGTCCCTTGCCCGCCCCCCCCATACATTCCCATTTCATTCATTGGGGGTGCAACACCTGTTCCAATTAGCCCACCTCCACCGCCACCGGCATAACTGCCCGGTTGCAAATAGCCGTTGTCATCGCGTAGATAATTGTAATCCTGCCACTTGCCACCATACCGCCCAGCGAGTGTATAATTATTATCGCCCGGCATAATTTCAATACCTGAGCCACCACCACCTGTTTGAGCGAACCCAGCATCCCGCCGTGCATTTTCTAATATCTCTTGCTCCGATAGCCCTGCTTGCTGTCCTGACTCAACCGCTTTCAGGATACCTTCCGCAGCAGACACCGCAACATCTTCGCCATACTGTTCGGCAATATCGGCAATCAATGGGGTAAATTCATTCTCAAAGGCTGATGACAAATCAGTTGTGCGCCCACTTTTTCGGTCCATAGCTTCTTTGAACTTGTCTCTCGTATCGCCCTCCTCGAATCCGCCCAGGAACATATCCCCAGCTTCACCGAGTCGCCCACCTGATGTTTGCCCCAACATGCCTGATAGGCTCATGTTATCAAAGGCTTCTTTCGCACGTTCCGCTTGTTCAGCGATACCTTTTGCACCCTCTAACATTGCGTCCATACGTTCCACTTGGACTTCACGAATAAACGGATCTTCTTTGAGGTCTTCAGCTAATAATTTAAGTTTTTCATAGCCATTGATAGCTTCATTAATGGAGTCAGGTTGCATCCACCCTAAATTCCCTTGTCCTAAATATGAGGATGACTGGATATCACTATAGACCCCACCGAACTGACCATAAGATAAATCTGTTTGTTGTTGTGCGATAGCCTGTTGAGACGCGGCTAAATCAAACGCAAATGTCCCCGTTGATGTACTAGAGATACCCGGTTGAATATTCATCGCAGTCGATGTTTCCCCAAGCATAGGGGGCAATCCCATTTTGAGACGTTCAGCTTCCATCTGTAATTCAAAGGCGCGCCCCAGCATCGAGGTTTCAATCTCATGGTCAACAGCAGTCTCTAGGGCTTCGCCAAATTCTGCAGGTGACTCTACCGCGATAATGAACATCTCCGCAAGTTGCGCCCCTGCTTCAAACGCAGCTGATGTTACGTCGGCTAACTTAGTTATCAAGTTATCCAGCCGTGTCCCCAAACGATTCATTGAGGTTTCACTAACATCCGCTGCATCACCCAACCGTTCCAACGTATCAGCACCCTGTTCAAGCACCGTCATTTTGAAGGCTTCCGATCTATTTAGGGCTTCGCCTGATGCTAATAACTCATCCATTCGGGTTTTGGCTTTGCCCGAAGACATGCCAAACGAATCGAGCCTCAAGACACTATTATTCGCAAGCATCATTGAGAAGTTATCTATGGCATCCGTTGCACTATCGGTGGGCTTTTTGAGTTTGATTGCCAATTCCATTAATCGGTTCATCTCATCTGCAGAGTCCGCTAACCCCATTTTCATCATCTGGTTAGCACCACTTTGCAAGGTCATATCGTCAACCACTTTACCCGTGGTTTCCCTCAATTGGCTTAATAACTGGTTCGCCCCGCCAAAGTCAGTCGCCAAATTCTGGAAGATTAACCCAGTCCCACGCGCTTCAACCCCCAGCGCGTTAAGTTGCCCGGCATACTGGATGATTTTAAATCCGGCAAAGGCTGTACCAAGGGCCTGTATATTGTCTCCTAAACCCTTAAGACTCCCCATTGCGCCTGAGTTGCCCTGCATCTCTTTAGACCTTTTTTGGGTCTTGAGAAGTTCCGTGTTTAACTTTTTAAACGCAGGGGTCGCCGCATCATTTGCCGATATTGTAAAGGTGAGCCGTTCATTCGATGCCATAGAGTGACTGCATAATGGTTGCGTAGGCTTCAGGGCTTAATTTTTCTTTGTCAACCATCGAGTCTAATATACCTTTTAGCGTCTTGACCCGCTCTTGCTCGTACTGGAATAGGACCTTTTTTTCCCACTCAGGCAACGCTAGAAAGTCGCTAATCGTCATCTGTTTCTGATGAACTACCCGTAATAGCTTCAGCTTCCATGCGTTGAAATCGGGCAGTCGCTTCCTCAGAACTCACTTTCTTACCAAAGGCGCGCGTTCGAATCCCATTTAATAGCGTCCACACCATCGACGAATCAATATTCAAAAGGATTTCTGCTTTAGCTTCTAATGTAGACGGTGTTTTCCCGCCCCACTCAATCCCCTCACCGCCTTCTAACGACACGACGACACGCATAACATTTCGTGTTATTTCAGCTTGCGCGTCAATTAACCGCTGACCCGCCAAATCATGGATCAACTTTTTGGGGTTGTCGGGGTCTTTAATCTTCGGGGCTTCATCTGCCACGACTGTTAATCCAATTTCATTCCACTCCGTATAGGTCAATGCTTTCAATTCATACGTCGCTATCATTGCACCGTCGTCACCTAAAATGTCTAGGTGAAAGGTATTATCCGTGTAATCGTTAACTTTAAATGCCATCTTGCCCCCTTTTGGGTTGCAGAGGCGGTACAATCTATACCGCACCACCTCTAGTTATGTTAAGTTGTCAAACCGGTATTGTTAATATCAATCAATAGCGTGGTTGTCGCTGTGGCAATTCCCACCCGACTGATATATTTACCGCTGGTTACATCTGCTAATGGAGCAGTTGCCCCAGCCGTGCCGCTCAGGTAGTAGGTCGTTTTGGCAGTCAGACCGCCTCCAACCGTTACCGTCGCTCCATCTACCGCAATAAGCACAAATTCACCGCTGGCGGCCGCATGTAATGCCATCCCCAGCACAACTGCACTCGCAACAGCATCGTTGTCCGCTGCTTTGACCTTGTTATTATCCGCCGTGTCACGGTACACCCAATCATGTTTGGCAATCGTCCCCCCCGCAACTTCGGTGATGGTCTTTGCCTTGCTGTCCGGTGTCGATACGCCACTGAATGTTATATCAGCCATATCGTCCCCCTACGCAATCGTAGACGCTGTAATTGCGCCGTCTACGTTCAAGGTCAGGGATAGTTTTTCAGGATCACCTGCCCCCGCCGTTTTTTGGTTCAAATCAGCATTCCCGCCAAGCCGAACCTCAAAGTCATATTGCGTTGACCCACTGGTGGCATCAGGAACTTGAAGCCGAACAGACCGCGCTCCACCCTTTGCCGTGGCATGTAACATCCACGCCCGAACAATTCCCGCCAATTCGGTGGCGGTTGTATCGTTGAGATACGATAATGTCAACGTGCCACCCACGCCACCTTCAAGGGCTTTCGCCCAGCGGTTGCTCATCGTGTGATAGGTTGACCCATTGATATTGAGAGCTAATTGCCAGCTATCAACATCTGTTGAATAGTCTTGTAACGCATCGCTTGCATTGTCAATTTGAATAACGCCTTCATCAGCTACGACAACAGCCATTAGTCAATCCCTTCCGTCGCCGTTTTAGGCAACGCTATTTTCTTCTTTTTGGTTTTGATTACGCCAAACTCAACCAGACGTGCGTAATCATCATGCTCGTTGTCCACAGACTCTAGCGCATACCCTAGCAAGGAATTAATCTCGCGTTGGGTCTTGCCAGCAAGGTAGGACGGTCTCAACAAAATCGGGGGGGGAGCTTGCCGTAGATTGGCTTGTGCGTCACCCGTACTGATTTCTTGAATCCCCTCATCCGCATTGTATGTCCCCTCATTAGAGACAAACGCTCCTGCAGGCACTCGTTCTTGTGACCCACTGTGAACAAGGTTTGTAATTACTTTATAAATTGTCATTCCACAATTTCCTTTACGGTTAACATCATTAGAACACCGTAGTATTCATTTTTAGTGCCTTCAGGAAACACAAACTGATTCCATTCATAGTCAATCGACTCAATCGTTACCTGTTTCAGCCCTAATTTTAGTTGTGCTTTGAATTGCGTTATATAATTCCCGACATATGTCACCAACTCAGGCAACGATGCTTGTAACGTTGATCCATTTTTGATAGGTGCAAATAGCATCAAGTCCGCTAATTCCCACCGCACGACCACCACACCACCGAGCGTAACAGCAACCATATCGCCATCGTTATCGCCCGTTTGCATCGGGAAAACTACCCGCGCGGGTGTTCCTTTTACGGAGTTGCTTGCATTATCCAAGCTATAAACCTTTGGGGTTTTACTCAGTGTATTGACGCTTACATTGCCGATCGCGTCAATGATCTGCGTGATTTGACTCATAACCACGCCACCGCCCGTGTGTAGTGTTTCAACAGTTTACACACATCACTGGGGAAATCCTTATCGTCGCTTTGATCCTCTTGACGCAACCAATGCAAAATCAGCATGATGCACGCCAGCTTTACATCGCTACTTGGATTTTCACTATAGCCCCAATTCCCAACAACTGAAATTGCATCTTCGGGCGATGTGCTATATTCCCACACGTCCGTTGTATCCGTTTTCAACTGTATCCCATAGATCGGTGTGCTATTGCGGGGCAACGTTACATATTTAGTTGACGCGATAACCGTTTCATCAGCGTCCCCATTCGTGATGACGAGTGACGTGGTGTTTGCCAGCCACTCATCAAAATAGAGGATGCTCCCATCGACATTAGCAATCGCGTCAAACTTACGGGTAGATGTACTCGTAAGTTCAAATACATTACCCGTGTCCGACTCAATCGCAGACTCTGCCCGAGCGATAAGCGAAGATATTTCAGCCCCCAGCGCATCATTGGAATCCATGCCCCCGTGCTGTAAAACCTCTGCCTTCGTCACGTAAGCCATTGGTTACGCTACGATCTCTACAACACTAGCGAGGTCGTGGCTTGTTACATTGCTGTAATCACTGCGCAATCCAATAGCGACCAAACTACAATCACTGGTTGCTGTACCGATTGTGAATGTACCCTCAATGAAGTTTAGACCCTGCGCCGCGCATTCTTCCGCGCTAACCTCAAGGATCACTTGGTCATCGTCATTGGTTGCCTTCACCAATTGCGTGATACTTTTACCTGTGACGGCGGTTGCGTGTGATCCTGCATTCGTGGACGCGCCACCTTTGATAGCAAGGTCAAGTGTTCCCGATGTTCCTAGAATGCCTGTTTGCACGATGAACATTACCCTCGACCATTTACTCATATCAATCTCATCAGTAATCAGTGCCGCGGCGGTATTTGCATCTGGGTCAATTGTAGCAACAATACCCAGCATTTCAGATAATCTTATATTCGTAGTCATATCATATTCTCCTAGACTAATCGTCCATCTTGACGAATGGGGAAACGGTGTATGCTGAACCAGGGCCAGCCAAGGTAATTTCACTATTAAGCCATGGTTTTCCATCAATGCGCGCTCCATAACGCCATACATCATTCCCATTGGTGAAGTCGGCATGCTCACTATAGTCAATGTACATTCCACCCAGTTCAAACAGGATGTAAGATGCCAATTCAGCCAGTAACAATGCACCGCTTGAATTAGCTTGTGCCAGGTGTTCACTAAAGATGATTGGACGACCATCAAGCACCATTGTCGGTCCTTGCGATACATTCGTATTCCAGACCGACCCCCCTGTTCCTGTTTCCAGCGCATAGATGTCTGGTAACATAGACCGGTGCATCAACCATGCACCACCGCTAATCTGATTGTCATCAGTTTGGGCAAACATGGGTTTAAATCGACTTATCATTTCAGACATATCAGCCAATACAAACGAATCGGAGGTATCAACCGTGAGGCTAATCAAACAATCTCCATTCAAAATCCCGAGAGGTTGCGATGCGCCGGACCCTAGAAGGATCAACCGTTCAATTTTTTCAGTTTGCCCGCGGGTAATCAAGTTACGCAATAGTGACTCCATACCAGCCACTTCTTGAGTCAATTCACGGCTCACTTTGACGTGTCCACTCGCAGCATCGGAAACGTTAAATAGAATTTGGTCAAAATTTGCGGTTTCTTCGGTGTATGCACCACCTTCAGCGCGCACGTTAGTTCCTACACCTGATTGTTCCGCAGATTCACCCCCCCCAGCCGTTGGGGCTGTTGCTAAGTCAAGGCTCGGGAAACGTCCCGATCGTACTGAGACCTGTTGACGTGTCACCCCATTTACAATCGGGCTACTTCGCATAATGGCGTTAAGGAATTGGGTCCCAAATTCTTCAGGAATCAAATACCCCCCAAGACCACCGCTATCACCTGATTGAGCTTTCATATGGGTTGACCCATAAACCGATGTAAGGCGGACATCATCTTTGCGCTTAACCGCCATTAGCCAGTCACCAAATGACTTGACATCTTTATCAGCCGTGCCACCATCGGCGGTAAAATAGCCACTTTTACGAATCGTTGGGCTGTCTTCCATCTGTTGCAACAGCTTGCCGATTGCATCCGACATGCCCTTGACTTCGCCTCGATATTCTGAGAGTTTGCCGTCAAGGCTTTTCATTCCTGCTTGCACTTTACCATCAATGATCTGATTTAACTGATCGTTGTCAGACTGTGCAGGCGTTTTCTTTTGAGTGTCATCACTCATGTTATCACCTCTAAAACTTATTTGAGTAGAATGTGTATCGTCGCTCGTGTGTGTATCACCGTTTGAACCCTTCGCTTGCACAGCCTCTGGCTCGTCTAAGTTCGTCGCATCACTCGCGTTTAATACCGTATTAATCGGCAACATCTCGATTGTTTTATATGTCGCCTTGTTTCGATAATCCGCTGGGGTATGAGTTAAACTTGCATCGCTCCCCAGACTCCATTTTGTAATTTCATAGATACCGCTTTTGATTTCGTGCTTCTCCACTAAGTGAGACGGAACACCGCTGGACCAACCCACCGACTTTCCCCTAGATTGACGCTGTTCCATCAAGTCAATCACCATCGCGTCATATTCGTTGGCTTCATCCAGCAAGCCCTGAATCCACACGCTTTTATCCTTAATGGACAATTCCGCCTTGATGCCATGGTTGAGTTTGTGAGTCTTTAACACAGGGTCAAGCCCGTGGTTAAAATACATCGTGGCTTTACCCGTCCCGCCATCAAGATCAAAATCGGTAGCCTTTGTAAAGTAGTCTCCTACGAAGTCCGCCTCATCGGGCGACCCGAACAGCACAAGATGCCCCTCGACAACACGTTTCCCATCGACGGCATCGTGCATCTTCACTTCACTACCCAGTGTAATTAAATTTGGCATCGTTTTGTCTCCACTATGATATACTTCGCTTAATCTCATTAGCCACAATCTCCCCAATCCGCCGACGTTCTCGGTTTGATACGGACCGAATGGAATGCTTGCCCCACACGCGCTTAAAATAGGGATTCCCACGTTGGCTACCTTGTACGTCGTCTAAATATTCGGTGTTATTCCCTAATGTTTGAGTCAGCCCACCATGACTGGCTTTAGATGCCCATCCAGTCCGTAGTCGGTTGGTTCGTTTGTAACGAGAGCTTGACGGTTGGTGCGGGTATTCTTGTAGTTTGCCCTTTGCATAAACAATCGCAACTGCTAACCCGCGCTTCAACCCTTTTAATTTAACCAGAGCTTGTGCGATGCTTACGGATTTTCCCATGTCTGCCTTGATGTTAATCTTCATAGTATAGGGTTCTCGTAATCGTATCTGACTCCACAACGGCATCGGGTATGCGCGGGCGGGTTATCGTATTGTCTGCCTGATGACGGGTTCACAAAATAAGCATTAAACCCGATTCCTTCAGCTTTTACACCGTCCAACGGTTCACATACAGGACATACATTCGCATCCCGCACGGTTAACCACACCTTCCGCAACAGCACGCCTTCTTTGGTCAATTCATCGACAACTAACCTCTCACCTTGAACCGCGGCGCGGGTTACTTCCGTGATCGCGATTTCTTCAGCTTTAGCCGGTCCATAGATGCGCCCGACTCGCTCAAATAACCCGTCACGGTCAATCTTATTTTCTAAATAGTCACCAATGGATCTCCCCATATGCCGTCTGCGGGTATCAATTAGACCATTCGATAATTGGCTACTATAGGTCCGTGCCCACTCAATCGCTCGCTCATTTGCCAAGTCAACCGACACCCCTGTAAAATTAACCTCCGTTGCCATATTGCCAATCGACTCAATAAACACGGTTTCCAGTTGGGGGGTTAACGTGGTCTGAAAATCAACTAGGATTTCACGCCATACGTCGTCTGTAAAATTCGATAGGGCTGGGGGGTCGCCAATTAGCTTCAATAGTTTGCGCCGTGTCCTTCCATTGAGCTTGCCCACCGCTTCCGCCATGCGTTGCTCTAATGCGTCACGATTCGATAAGACAGGCATTAATACTCCTCATTATCGTGATGGTGGTCAGACAGACTGACCGCATGTTGGAAGATCGTCGGGATATCGCCTTTATAATCAACCTCCGCCAAATGCCCACGAATCGCAGATGCTAATGTTGGTGGGATTAAATTACTCTCAAAGTCAACCTCCGCATTCCCCTGTCTCCGATAGGCTTTGGTCGCCTTACGTTCCCACATATCCAAATGGGTTGCAATCGACTCAACCGACTTAAATGTGCGGACTTCAACCATATCCGTTTCCCCATTCGTCGATACAATTGGGGTCTCGCTAATGACCATCTCGGGTTCAGGACTCGGGAGCGACAACCTAACAACCCCCCATTGCTCATCCGTCAAGTCATACCCTAGTATCTCCATCGCTGTGACCAACGGAATACCTGATACAACCAAACTCGCTAACGAGCTTGACCGGTCCGCCTCATCCGTCTGGAATACATCCATCTCTTGCTCAAGGAACTTTAATTCGCCCGGTATCTTATTCATGGCGAAATAGGGGTTGAGCATGTCCTCAATCCGTCGCGCTATCGGTAAGACCGTCTCAGTGTAAAATGCTCTGTTATCCTCATGGGCAGTGGCATAATTCGCCGCATTACTGAATAGCTTCGACATCGGGATACCTAGCGCATTCGCAATATCTTCGCGCTTTGAATTGGTTAACTCAGGCACGGCTAAATCCTTCATCGGACTGCCAATGGTATGAACTTTGGTGTTTGACCCTATCGGAAATACTTCGTAGGCTTTAGATAACCCCGTTCCCAACATCCGCTTGAAAATATTCCGAGTCCGTTCCTGTTCTGCTTTTGGCATGGTTTCAAAGTCTTCAATCTCAACAAGTGTCGGGTTAACCGCGCCGCTCTTGAAATACTTGATGCCATACCCATCAATTGATTGTAACAACCCAGCAGCGGCTAATGCAGAAACAATAGGCGCATCACCAATGGATAACTCATCCGACCGTGACGGTATCCATGAATATCCCAATTCGTCACGGGTATATTGAATGGGTTGTCCCTTGTTTAGTTTACGTTCAAACCCAACCAATCCCACATTATCTGTAAACTTGGGGGTAATCGACTTCGGATGGAATCGGCGCATCTCTTTGTTTGTCCCGAGGCTGTTCTGCTCGATAACACAATACATCACCGCGTTAAACAGGTAATCTCCGACAATCGAATTAAGGAAGTCGGCCCAGCGAACTCGTAACCCCATCGCGTCTAGCTCTTCCTGATTGCGGGGCAACCCGACCACCGCCTCACAAATCAGCATTACAGCACGATATAACCACGGCACTTGTTGGTAGAGCTTATAGCGGTCATCATTCCTAGACGCACCCCCCAGCACGCTGGTCCATGCCTCCGCAGGGAACTGGCTAATAGGGATCGCTTTTGTCCCGTTCACGGTATTGAAATGAAATGCTTTAGTTGATTTTTGCATGTATTATCCTAAAGAAAATATCGGCTACGTTTTACACGCGCTTTATTTGCTAGTGCCAACGCGATAACAATATCATCATGTAACCCAGGCGGTGCGTTATACCGATAATTACCACTGGGTAACGTTTCTATCGTGTAGGCTTGTAGCTCCCCCAGCAAGATAGGATCATTCAAAATACCGATGGTCTCTTGCTCTAAGTTTAATGCAAGGCTGTTAATAATTTCAGCTTTGCTCTGCTGGGTTGTCGTAAACCCTCTCACCGGTATCCCACGCTTTTGTAATTCTTCAATGTTCGGTGAGCCGATACTATTCGACTCTGCCAATATCATGCGTGGCTTATATTTTTCATACATGGTAATGAGCCTATCGCGTTGCATCGTCCAGTCAATTTGGTTGAACCGATCCATTGCCACCATATGACCCGTATTAGCATCTATCGCAACAATAACCGTAAAGTCATTCGCACGTCCCCAATCGACACCGAATACAATATGTTTCGCATCGACGGGCGGGGGGTTGATACACGCTTGCAAGTTACGAAAGACCGCGCCCCCATCGTCAAGGAACTCCGCCATATATTCCTGTCGGAACACCCGTTCTGGGGTATTGCGTTTAATGTCCTCAATCTCTGCATGGTCTATCAGGGGGTTGTCATAGCTTGTGAAATGCCATGATGCCCAATTGTCGTATTCAGGGTCAAGCCCACGTTGATACAACTTCCAGAAATGGTTACGCCCATTGGTTGAGCTTAGGAACGTTGCCCCACCTTTACTTTCTAATAGCATTGGTCGCAACTGATAATCCCATAGGTCCTCTAACGCACAGAAGGCGGACTCATCAATGAAGGTGTGCTGTATACCAGCCCCACGCTTGAAGTTATTCGCACCGATCATTCGGAGCTTCCCACCTGAGGGGGTAATGATCTCGCGCCTTGACTTATTGATATTATCGCGATGTACAAATTGTTCAAAGAATACCAAAAACTCCTGCCAGGTCTCGGTTGTATTATCAAAGGTCGGATTGACCCACCACACCGTTAAGCCCTGCATCACCATATAAATGGCGCGTAGCTTTTGTGCCTCAGTCTTGCCGAAGCGTCGCCCTGCTGCTATCACATTGAACCGTGCAGGCGGGTTAACTATCGCTAATTGATTAGCGTGTGGCTCAATCGGTAAAGTCAATGGGATGGTTGTCATTCGTCGGTTGGGTACTCTAGCTTGTAGACGATAGCACCACCGCCCTTGCCAGTAAATTCTTTACGCTCTATTTCTAATCCCATAATTTTATCAATGCGAGTTTGCGCTTGTATACATGTCTTATAGTCTTGCACTTTGAACGCCTTCTGAAATAGCATCTCGTACCGTTCTAAAGCTTGTCCAAGTTCCGTGTCACGTTTTATCTGAGTTCGTTCATTAAAATATTTATACGCTCTAGCAATATAAGTGTCAGTTTGAGACCGTTGTATTCCCCATGTTTGCCCGCTATATTCCAGTATTTCTTGACGACTTGCACCTTTCAAAAGGAATGTATACACGTCATTAATACGTTCCAACATCTCTATATTTGTCGCCTTCTTATTTCTGGACATTACGGTTTATCATTTCTTCAAAAAAATCGTCCACAAAAAAGTTATATACATCAGGATGCGTCGTCAATATATATTGTTCGCATCGAGGTTGTGATGATAGGTTTGCACTACCTGTCACCGTTACGGTTCTGCCATCAGGGGCAAGTAGGCAAATCGACTTGACGTGATTCTTAAATGTCAGGAAGGTTTGGTTATGCCGTTGGATACCTTCAATCAATGTATTCGCCACTGCCGATTCACGGGTTGTAAAATAAGGATCGGTGACAACGGTTAACGTTTTGATATTGCCGTTATCAAGCATCTCTAACAAGTTGAGAGCATGGTTTCGATTCATCGCCCATGTGCTGACATAGGCGACAATATCCACATTCCCCAATAACTCAACTAAATGAGGAATAAACGTCCCGAAGTCAAACGCATCTGATATATTCCCATGTTTTATCTCTGCGCCTGACCCGTTGCCGATAATATATAAATCGGTGGTAATCGGTGGCAATGTTGGAATTAGTTTATTCATTGCTTCTTTTTTAAGACCGTTAACAAATCGCCGTTTCACCTCTTTACGCTCAAAGGTTTGGGGGTTGGCTAGGTTATCACGAGTATGTATATCTATATCGTCCTTTAGCAAATCAGATAAACTCATCTAATCACTACCCTCTTTCACCAACGCCACTAATGCGCTCAATACCTCTAGCATGAGATACATATAATTGATATGTCCACTTAACTCAGATAACGACGTGTAAACAATGCCGTCAGTGCGGATCATAATCTGGTAGCCCTGTGGAGAATCCCAACTAGGCTCAATCGTCGCTATGAATGACCCATGCTCAACCCAGATTACATCATTTTTAGGATTGACATCGACAACCAATTTAAGGTCAAGTAAAGTATACCCATCAATAACCGTTTTTACCGCGTCGGTGATTGCCTCTAATGATAGGTCGGATAGTTTAACGTGTTTCATCGCCCCACCACCGAAACAACAAACTTCTGCCTCAAGTCAATCGGTTGGGCAAGCCACCACATCGCATCAAAGTGTTTCAGTTGTTGATAGGACTCTTCATCAGGCAAGTCCGTAACAATCGTAATCGACGTATGTTTAGAGTCCATATCATCGGGGTCAACCATAACAGTGACCTCAAGGGCTTTATAAACTCCGAAATAGGTATCTATCGCGTGACGTATCGTCTTAATGTGACTCATCTACCGCCCTGCCAGTTCAAATAAACCGCCCAACGCTGTAACAACGCCACCACCGATACCTGCGCGTAACGCCACATAAATTCCCTTATTCACCATATTAGCGATAAGGTCATTCCGTTTTTCTTTTCTCGCAAGACGTAACTTTCGCTGTTCGGCTTGGGCATTCTCATAGTTCGTGTGCCATGTATCCAGTTCTTTCTGGCGGGCTTTCGCTTCATTGTTCTCTTTTTGGATGTTAACCATTTTTAGATTGGTTTCAGCGATTGACCCTTTTACCTCTATGATATCTCGCTCGGCTGTTAAGATACGCCCACGCCATATACTCACCTCTAAACGATCTGCTTCCGCTTCTTTGCGAATCGCGGGTATGTCGGTCTTAACGAGTCCCTCAATTAGCTCTAACAGTGCATCCAGCCGTGCCAATCGTTCTTGCTGTTGATTGTGTCCATTGGTTAGGTTTTTTAATTCCCCTGCCTGATGGTCAATTAAGACCTGTTGTTCTAATGAGCGTTTGGTCAGTTGTCCCGACAGTGCATCAAACTTAGTCGTCAATGTTTGAAACCCTTGTGCCACCGTTGCATTAATATCAACCGTTGGACTATAGGACTCTAATTGGTGGTCAATATCAGTTTTAGAAATAAGACCATACTTTTCAATTTCATCTTTGACCAAATTAGGGATGGCATCAAATTTATCATTTAACTGTCGGAGCTGTTCAAAGACAGCGGTTAAGTCTGGCATTGGTTCAATGCTCTCATTAGTGGTCAAGTCATTAGTCATGATATACTATTCATAGTCTACGATCCATTGCGTATGGCTCATGGAGGGCGGATAATTTAGGTTATCGCGCCCGCTTTCAAATAAAATGGGTTATTTCACTAATACGAGCGTGATGGTACGATCGGCTGCTTGATTTGAGCTAGATGCTAACTTGATGTACCGCGTAAAGCTAAACGAATCCCCAACGGGGATCGAAACGTATCGGTATATAAAAAGCCCACGCCAATCGACATGAGCCATTTACAATTTAGGGGGATAAGGTATGACTAACATCGTACAACGTTAACCATTAGAAATAAAATCAAATAATATCAGATATATCAGAATTCACACCGTATTTGCTAACAAATAGAACTTGACGGGCTTCTTTGCGAGCGGATGTTCGCATATCATCTCGTAAAAACGTAACCCACTCTGGCATGTCATCTTTGAAATGTTCGTGGCACTCTGGGCATAAACCAAGTCTGACATACGCCATGCCTGAACACCCATCAAAATAATTGCTTGTTGGACATGCTACCCTGTCATTTTTTATCATATTGTCGATAACGGTCATTGGTAGCTCTATTTTAACTGTCTCTTCACTACGTATAGCCATGCTGGTATCAAATGTAAGGGTTTTTGTTTCTAATTGATAATTAATGATAATTTGGCGGTCTTCCGCACGTCTCAGATTTTCCCACGCGGTTTGCCGATGTATACCTAATGTCTCACTAATATAGGTCGTCTCGGTTTTCCCTAATTGTTTGGCTTCTAAGGCTAGGTCTAATACGATTTTCTGGCGGGGTAATAGTACCATACGATTATTCAATGCCTTGAGGAATAGTCGCCTGAACCTGCTGAACTCAGTCGGTCGCTTTACAATCATGTCTCTCAATAATTGGATGGAATGCTTTCCCTGTTCTTGAATATCGAGTGCATCCACCCAGCGTTCTGGGTTTTCGTACCATTGGTTATCCCCTACAAACTGCATCGCCTACCCCGTCTGTTAGTCAATAATATACACAACTATACCAAACGGGGCGGAGCTTGTCAAACTAGGTCAATAGTTAGAAGAATAATACACCTCGTATCCTTGCATCAAATAACCCTTCGCTCCAACTATGAATGCATGGTCTTGCCATCGGTACTCATCACTATCAATATACCAATGGCCTTTATCTCGTGACGTTTCGATCACCTCTAGCATATCTAACGTTAGTTCTATATCTTTGCAATTGATGTCTTGCCCAGCTAATTCGACAAAAACCCGTTGCAATGGATAATGCTTGCGCCAGCACCCAATATTAACGGTTCTATCATCAATCTTTACAAATGCGTCTTGATCTAATCCCATCGTGTTAATCCTCACTTTCTGGCAATACGTACTCCACCCCGTGTTTGTCTTTGATTGTTGCCCATTCTATCTCGGTTCGCGGTGCAACTACTACGAATTCGCCACGAGAGAACCAAACACTATTATTTGTATCAAGGCAAAACAACTCTAATTGAGAATAGGAAGTTGGTTTTAACACATCACCTCGCTTGAATCGTTTGGGGTTATTATTCATTGCATTCTCTAATTTATCCATCGTCTATGATATCTCCCCTATAGTATTATCGCCTGTCGTATATGTTCCGTCAGCAATAAAACCACCAATCGTCAATATCGCCGATTCGATCAAATCAACGCAATCTGATTCCGACATACCACCATGCGTCGGATCGTCACCAAATCGTGCATAAATTATGTCATCAGACGAGACCCCTATCGAGAAATCCATAACCTCATCCCGAGACTTACCGACTGATAATTCCCAATCACCATGTCGCGCTCTAAAATAGAGATAGTGACCATAGACAACCCCCTCTATCTGCGTGGGTGCAGGTGACATAATGCCCCCAATATGCGTGTTTTCCGTGCCGTATGTCTGGTTCAACTGTGCTATTGTGTCCATCGTTTTTACTCCTTATATCGTAGTTTCTGACCGTTATATTTATATCCCAACTTATCCCAGATTAGTCTTTTCGCGTATATGTGGAATTATATTATAGAGTCGTCTGTCTAAATTCGGTAACTCAAAATCTTGGTCTTCTTCAACCATGACACTACGTTCACATTGTCTAGCGCACCATTTATTCAACCGATCTGCATTCACGATTGGTTTTGAATGTCCACCTTCCACCATACCGTTATCATCAGGTGCATCTCCCAGTTCGTGGTCAGCTAACCATACCCAGTCGTCCTCATCAATACCGTTTCGGTCAGGATCAGGATGGTATAGATCGGGGAATCCAATCCCATATACTTTTGATGCGACATCATCAAGATAAATGTGAGGGCGACCGTTCCCCCATGCTTTCTTGCAGTTCCCATCGCACATTAGAATAAGTGGGATCCCCACGTATGTTATATTCTTTGCAATCATTGTATATGCCCTCCATCCTCTAATTCCTTCTCAATAGCTTCGCGAGTAGCATTAAAATCGAATCGGTTCATGGGCAGATAAACAGGCGCGATGCCCAACTCTTTGCATAATAGGGTTAATTCGGTGCATAATAGTTCTGGCGATAAACCCATATCAATCTTATCATAATCCCGTTTGATCTCATCGCCTGTCATCAGCCAATCCTCTCAATCCCAATAACCCAAACGCTCGGGTTCGTATCCCCACCGTTCCCCGTTTTCTTGTGGAGCATGTTCCACGTATCTATAAAGTTTAGCACTGGCGAACGGCTGGACGCGGGACTAACACCCTCTGCAATAGCGTCCTGTTTACTAATATCTTGTAACGGTTCAGAGCGTAGACTCGTGATACGATACGATAGCGGTTGCCAACCCATATTCTCTAATACCGTTTGCCAAGTCGTATTTAATGTACTTTCAAGTCTAGCATACCCCAGTACTGATGTAACATACATCCAAGTCGTATGTGCCAACTCAATTTTACCATCGTCATTCATCCGATAATAAGCTGAACCCAACGTTCTGCCAGCTATAACTTTGTAATCGCGCCCGACTTGCCATTTCAAGCGATATTTAATATCACCCCTCGCATCATCTGCATAGCACGTCACAACCGCATCGCCCTCCCCCCTATAATTCGGGATAAACAGTTCGTTAGGTTTTTCGGGCCGTCGGGTTTGAGTCTTATCCCCTCGAATAATTGATTTGATATTGTCCTCTGTAAATATGAACCCCATTATGACACCTCCCGTTTCTTATGATTCTCAATTGCCTCATCAATGGCGTCTATTTCTACACTGATATTATAAAAACAGTTGAAGGCTGCGAAACTGTTTTTGATACGATATAAAGGCGTGGCATGGTCAGAGCGACACAATACCCCTAATTTGTATAATCTCACAAGAGATGTTCGCGCCCCGTAGTGTTCAGGGAAATAGTGGTGGACTTTATGGCGTGTCAATTCCCCATGCTCAATTAGGATATCGAGTACCATTTCCATCCATCGTAAACGGTTGCGCTGTGCCGTTAGTACCCGTACATTTGCCATTAGGTATCCTTTCCAACGGGGGGAGTCGATGCCGACTTTATCATAGCGTAAAGCAACTTCCACGCCACGACAGACGTAGGCTGATTCCCTCTGTAATTTATATGAATAAGCATGTCAATATCGGCAAAAGGGACTCTATACTGATTTACAAATTCCTGTAGACTCTCACTTAATGCCCGTCGGGGTCGCATGTCAAACCCAAACGGTACTCCGAGAGCATCTGCGATACTCTGTAATTTATCCCATGTGGGGTTATTAGCCCCCTTCTCGATTAAGTGGATATACCCCCGTGACACACCGCTTAAACGTGATAACTTGGAAATGGTCATCCCCTCTCCTTCACGTATATGTCGTATTGTTTCCCCAATGTGTTTCATCATTTTTTCACCTTTCTGTTAGCGCACGGTCAATATAGTCCATGTCTTTTTGAAATATATCAATGTATTTGCTGTCGCCCCTAGTTTCGGCAACATAAAGGGCAAATGAGCAGAACCCCCGACGGTTTCGCAACTCTTCAGTTGAAAACCGACCATAATTCCACCAAAAAACGAGACGCTCTATATATTTAGCTATCATTTTTCACCTTCCGCCACGTCCCGCGACCTGTTCGGCACAGTGACCCAAAATCATCACATTGCCAGCGGTTGCGCCGTTCCATGAATAACACCCACTGATGAATATATCCGACCTGCGGGCGACTATATGTGATGGTGTGTACCTCCCCAGCAAATAATAAGGCTTGCCCATCGTGATTAAATTCAATCGTTGTAATGTCATCAGGTATTAATTGCATCATGTCACTCCTTTTTTATGATATACTTCACTTGATAAATAAGTAGGTGTACGTTTGTCACAATGCCCCGATTCAAGTCGGGGTTTTCATCTATGTCCACCTAAAGTATAGCCTCTAACTAACTTTCTACTTTGATAAGGTTATCAAACATATCCATTTGGGTGCCGGACAATTCCGCTTCTTTAAGATGCGTAATCGCTGTCTTATAGTACGACTCTTTAAGCTCGATTCCTATTGCTTTGCGCCCCATTTTAATAGCCGATACCAATTCGCTACCTACCCCTGCAAACGGGCTAAACACGACCTCCCCCTTATTCGTCCAGAGGTCAATTGCACGTTCTATCACATCTAATTGCAACGGGCATATATGTTTTTCGTCATTCACATCACGTGCTATTTTGTGATTTAAAACATTCGTTTGGTCAATATCAAACCATACTGGACTAGCGTACTTCTGCCATGTGCGGATAGAATTAGCACGGACTTGACCTGATTGAGTATTCAAAGTTCCACCACCACGCGCCTTGTTATATTTATATAGATAGTCAGCTTCTGTCGGAGGTTCATCCCCTACATATTGCCCTATTTCACGTTTTTGGATAACACCTACTCCATCATCAATATCCCCCCATTTACGGAAGACGATGAGATAATCTGCCATTCCCTGACGACATTGTTCAGCGTGAAATTTGAAGTTCTTATGTAATAAACCACTGTTTTTAGTACGTCGCATCTCGGTTGCAGGGTCTTTCCAGATGGTCACACGACTATGGAACACCCATTGGCGTGATGTTTTACGCGATTCCGACCATGTAGCAATATCACGTTTGTATTCTGCCATGTCGTCATATTGGTTGAAATCGGGTT